ACTGTGGACAGGTCTTTGCGTGTGGCTCGTTTGTTCAGTATGGCCTTGGCCACTGCATCAGGATCTTGACTCAATAGCTTGTTGGTTTTGCGGTCAAACATACCGTTGATACCAACTTTAAGGCCCACGGTTTTGGCTATGCTACTCATTAACACAGCACGTACCAGCCCTTTGTAAGCAGTGTCAGCGCCTTGATTGTAGAAGAATGTTCCCCAGTCAACATTGGGCAAGAACATAAAGTCTGTTTGCACAAATCCACGTTTGGGATCACCAGCTATGGGTGTGCGTAGATGTACTTCTCCTGCTTTTTTTACATATTGCTTTGGATCAAGTCCGTGACTCTGCGCCCACTGTGTGAGACGTGCGGCCATTTGTTCTTTGGAGATTTCATTGGCATCAATGGCAATGTCAAGATCGCCCGATGTAGGAACTTTGCCTGTTGACCCTAACCAACGTTCTCGTGGCAAGTCTATGCCAATCAGTTGTTCTAACCACATCACAGTGGCTGGAATGTCGCTTTGATTGATACGCTGTGTCATTGGGTTGCCATCAGCATCCTTAAACACATTGCCACCTTCTGCCAACATAGCACGTCGCAAAGTTTGACTTTCAGAGACTCCGGCACGACCAAGATCATCCATGTCAACTTCGGGTTGGGCGGAACCTCTTGTGACTTTTTCCATGGCGGATGCTATCATGCTTGACATCTGTCGTGCACCGGCTCGGTCTCCTGTCACAGGATCCACAAAGGCAGCGGTGGTAGAATCCCACTCGTACTCAACTTCAGACCGTTGCCCATTGGCCGCAATGAATATGCCTTTTTCTCGGTGACCATCGGGTATGGTGTACACTGGATTGGTCATGACTCGTTGATACTGAGGAATAAAATGTGCAACCATGTAGTCTCGCACCAATTTTGGGTCGGTGGCTGTGATCATGGCCTGTATCTGTGCCATGTTGGGTTTGGTCTTTGTTTCACGAGCCAACCAGGCCGCAAATGTTTTTTGATATTCTGCTAGATCCATGGCTTCGCCAGGGCCCTTGGAATCATTGATTTTACGAGCCAATGTGTCCCAGGCCTTGGTGAAAGTATCGGCTATGGGCAATACATTAGCATTTTGGCGGGCTCCTGCGGCAGCTTTGGATATGGCCTGTGCCCATTGCCTGGGATCCCGGCCTAGCTCTGCAGGCTGTGGGCCGCCCCAAACATCACGCTGAGCTGTTTGTCCGATCGCTCGTAAATCTGACAGTAGCCCTTCTCGAAATATATCATGAATTTTCATCAGTGCGCCTTACTGTGCGTGTGAATTTTGATGGATCACGCATCTTTATGGCGTTGATCAACTTTCGTTGTAGATTTTCAGACTGCTCAACATCGTAGGTCTGTTCGATCTGCTCTAGTAGTCGTATGGCGCTGGCAATGATATTGCTGGCACGATTTTCGATCACGTGTCTGCGATCGCGATCGATGTACATGGCATCCAGTTCTTCTAATATACTACGGGTCTTTTTTTGCATGATCCTAAACCTTTGTAATATATTTATCGATGTGGTGTATGTAATCCCGTAAATAGATCATGAACAATTTTTGTGTTTTACCTTGGTTTGGACGGGAATTAAACTGGACTAATCGCATTGATACTCACTGTTGTCTATTGCCCAAGCAGTATGATATCAAAAAAATACAGCAGGAAATGCTCGCGGGCAAACGCCCTGCGGAATGCCAGAAATGCTGGAATCTCGAAGATCAAGGGCTGACCAGTGATCGACAGTTAAAAAATGCCGCTCTGGATTGGTATTGGGATAGAGATTTGCAGTTTATCAAACAGGACGCCGCACAAGGGCTGGAAAAAACCTTGATGCTCAAGATGATGACCAGTTACACTTGTAATGCCGCTTGTGTGAGTTGTAACGCAGGAGCTAGTAGCAGTTGGGCAAAATTGGATTACAAAGAAAATCCCAAATTAGGCATGAAGAAATATCAATTCATTGATCTTGACAAGGTCTACAGTGAAATAGATTTCTCCAGCTTGGTGACCTTGACTCTGTTGGGCGGCGAACCCTTGTATGAAAAAAAGAATTTCCAAGTATTAGAACGCTTGCTGGAACTGGGCAATGATCGATGCTTTATCAGCATGGTGACCAATGGCAGCGTGGCTCTGTCGGACGAATATAAAAAGATTTTGTCAAAATTTAAAAATCTTAATTTTTGCGTCAGCATTGATGGTACTGGGCCTGTGTTTGAATATGTGCGATATCCATTGGATTGGTCTTTGTTAGAACCAAATTTAAAGTTTTTCCGAGAACTTACTACGTTTGTTTCAGCAAATTATACACTGAGCAATCTCAATGTGTTGTATCACAATCAAACTGTGGCTTGGTTTGCGGAACAAAAAATAGAATATGCCAACAATCCCATCTATCATCCAGCATGGTTACAGCCACGTGCATTGCCTGTTCATGTCAAACAACATTTAAAAACAGTTCTCAATCCTGTGGACTACGATACCTATATAGGTGAAGTCCACAGTGAAACTGATCAAAGCAATTTTGAAGAATTTTTAAAACAGATAAAAAGACAAGACAATCTCAAAGGTATCAGTATCAAAAACTACCTACCTGAGTTGTGTGATTTAATTGGTCTTGACTTGTTTGAGTAAGTCTTTTAATTTTGAACTGTCTATTGATGCTGATATCTTGGCCACTTCGCCGGTGTCATCATCTATGGTTTCATCAGATTTTACCGCTACTTGACTACGAGCTTTGATAGAATCATAGATGCTGGGCTTCTTGACAAAACCCGAACTCTGTTGCTGATCCTCGCCGAGGTCTCTGATGCGCAGACTTTCAAGATCAAACTCTAAGTCAACCTTTTGTCCTACTCCTGCACTGGATCGAGTTTTCATTAACTGTATCTGATAACGCCCACGTTCACGCATGGCTCTTGATGTAAAGATACCAAACACGTTGTCTGCTGTGTTGATCTTTGAAATACCGCCTGATATATGACTGTGGTCAAATTCAATTTCTTCCACGGCCGCACGGTTCAACTGACTAGCTGTGACAAACAACACATTGAGCTCCTTGGCCAAGTTACGCAGTTCTTCCGAAACATACTTGTCTTTGACAAACAAGTCATTGGGACTGACTTTGGCGCTCACAGGCATGATCAAGTCTAAGTAGTCCACACACAAAAAGTCCACACGCTTGCCTGTTTTAACTTGCAGTTCTTTTAAGTATGCACGAATGTCATTTACAGTTGATTGGGCTGGCATGTACTTGATTTGTAAAGCCCCGGACTTCTTCTGCATCATCTTCACTTTCATTTCCACTGTGTCAATGTCTTTGAAGATTTCCTTGCTGGATGTATTGGTCATCATGGAGTCAATACGCATACTACACAAACCTTCACTGAGTTCCAGGGTGAGATAACAGCCATTGAGTCCGGCCTGTGCCCAGTTCACTGCCAGGTTCTGCATGAACAAACTCTTGCCCGAGCCCGAACCACCAGCAAAAATCTGTAGTTCGCCACGATTAAATCCACCGTACAACAATCGATCCAAGGCAGGCCAACCTGTGGAGTTTTGCCCATTGTTGTTTTTCAGCGCCATAAGTCGACTGCGTGGATCGTCAAAGTAATCTGTTCCTAGATCTTTGGTCAAACTAATTTGTACTGCATCTTTGATCAGTTTCTCTACAGGATCAAAATTGCCTTTTTCCAGCAAGTCTGCCGACTTAAGAATAGCACGTTCTAGTTCTTGTCTACGGGTGAATGCTTCAAACTCTTCCATAAACCAGTCAAGGTGACCGTCATTTAAATCTGGAATCTCTTGTAAGGAAATATTAGTAACAGCCGATACCTGTCTGCGATCTGGCAGAGTCTTATGATTGTCCGCATGTTCTTTTATAAACTTAGCCGCTGAACGCAGGCTACGATCAAAGTTTTCTTCGTTGTAGATATTTTGCACTCGCACAAAACTCTGTGCGTCTTGCATTATGATCTCTAAGAATAGTCGTTGTACTTCTACTGAATAGTCTTTCATGTGTGTTCTCTCGTTGTATCTATGAGTTTAATCTTTGAGGCTGTGATTTTTAAATCCATTTTATCTCTTTTAGTTTGGGCAATAGCGACGTGACGAACCAATGGTGATTACCTGCCGCGCCCTGATGACCAAACCAAGCATGAGTTTCAAAATCTGCTGGTTGATTTACGTTGTAGTTCACAGAATAGTAAGTATCATGATCTATCAGTATTCGTGGATCGCTGTATGCTTGTTTTTGTACACTATTCAGAGTGACCCATCCTGTGATTGGCTGAAAGGGCTCAGACAAGTTTAGTATCAGTATACGGTTGGTAATTTTTTCTAGATACGCAATCAAAGTTATTAGTTGACGTAGTATCTGTGCTTCTTGCCAACTGCGATTCCACTGATCAATTTCTTGTCTACCAAGCTGGTGGCGAGTCAATTGTTTTAGTCCGCCATGACAAGGAACTTGTGGTTTTGCTACTTCGTGTAACTTATTGTCAAACTTGGTATACAGTTTTGATGTAGCATCATTTTCAAACACAGTGAGTCGCTCAATAGGCGGCACACCAATGACTATGTAATCATCCTGGTTAAATAAATTTGCGTTGGCAACAATGATATGCGCAATACTGTCTATGTTGTTGCCGGGCCAACTAAAGTTTTCAACACCTTCAATGTTAAGTTTGTTGGCCAACAGTCCCCACCACGAGTCTTTGGGCTCGACGCAGAATCCTGGTGTGCTATAGCTATCTCCAAAAATGTATAACTTAGACATTGAGTTTCCTTAACAAATTCTTCTTGGCCATTTCTATACGAATGCGACTGGTGTTTCTAGATTCAAATATGCTCAACATAGTTGCTGCCTTGCCATAGCGTCGAACAGCATCATTAACGTCTTTGACATCTGCGGGCCAGTTGGGCATGCTCACTGCCCAGCCCAGTTCCAGGGCACGATCAACCAGTTTCATTCCGGCTTCATCATGATCTGGAACCACAGTGACTTCTCGTTCCAATGATCGTATCAAGCGCACCTGTGCATCATTGATTTCAGCGTGTAACACAGCCAGGCCACCAACACACAATGCATCAAATACACCTTCCATGACCAGCACATGCTGCCAGCTGTCTTGTTGCAGGTCTGTGCCAAACACATAGCCCGGTTGTATGTCTTGTATGTACTTGGGCGTTCTATCATCTAGGAATCTAGTGGTATGTCCTACCACTTGACCATCATGTGTGAAAGGAATTACAATGCCTGGCCTAGGCATGGTTTTATAAAACAGTGGATAGTCTGTGGGTATACCACGAGCATTGAGATATTCCACAGCTGATTCATTTAGTGGTTGTGTATCTGCTGGCAAGTCACGATCTTCAAATTCGATACCTTGTAATCGTTGCACCACTTGTTGTCTATCATTGAGTATGCCTTCAATGTTCTTGTGCTTGAGACTTTCAAGATTGATACGTTCAATTTCATTGCGATCTACATTGAGCCAACCCAGTAGCTTTCTGGCTTTAAACGATAAGTTACGGCCCAACACAAAGCTGGCAGTGAACCCGCAGTTGAAACAGTGATAGCTCCAGTCTTGATTTGTGATTTTGATACCACCACGCTGTCGACGATCTGCACTCTCTCCATTGTGTACACAACAGGGTGCGTTGAAGCTGACCCAGCCCGAACTGGTACTTTTGCGTTTTGCCGGCAAGTAAGAAAGTATGTCTATCACACTAGCATTTTAGCATACTTTATGTGTTCAATCAAGTGATCTGCTATGAGTTGATGGCCTTTTTCATTGGGATGTCCTCCACCAGCAAAAGGTTCCACATTTAGATCTCGTCTCTTTTGGACCAGTATGTCTCGGAAATTGGTTCCAGAATAGATAAGGCTAGGTGCAGTTACTCCATATCGATTTTCCAGCACAGAAAATTGAACCACGGGTATGCCATAACGACTTTGGGCTTGATCAAATAGATTTATTGTTTGTTGGAAATTGTATTCTGCCCACTCGCGATGATAGCTCATGCCCAACCATAATTTTTGTAATCGGAACCAGTTATCGTCGATGTCAGGATTTGGTTGGGTGAGCCAGGTTCCGTGCATGTGCCGATTCCATTGCGGGTCTTTACGGCTGATTTCATGCAAGGGATTAAACCAACTTTGTCTTGCGGCATCAGTTAACCCCACCACAAAAATTACATCGTCCGTGGGCATGCCATTGCGCAGATACCACATCAGGTTCCAGCGCATGCTTTCTAAACTTGAACCCGGAAAAGCCATGTTGTCCAGTTCCAGTCCATAATGCTTGGCTATTAAGCCAGCATAACAATTATCTAGTCTGTAGGGCCTATTTTCATCGTAATGATCACGGAATTCAGCTTCGCTCAGATTGCGAAATTCAGGAGCCACAAGCTCGTCGCCATAGGTCCAACTACAGCCAAATGCCACAACTTTTTTAATCATATCTACGTTTGAGTTCTTCAATTATCCATTGAGCAATCAACTCATGCCCTGCTTCTGTTGGGTGCTCACCAGGCATGAACAGTAAATTTTGTTGATCCAATTTTTTTAGTTTAGTCAGTATGTCAGTAGAGTTCCAGAAGTTTTTGCTGTTAGAAGTATATTGATTGGGTAACATATAAAAATGCAATGCATCAATATCGTAGAGCTTGGCAATGCCATCAAGAAACAGCACAGTTTGTTGAAAGTTATACCGCTCCCATTCATCACAGTGGCTGAGCATCAACCATTTTTTATAGAGTTCTACCCATTGCGGGTCAAGTCTTTCATCAATGTAATGGTGATTGATTGAAAGATTATGTACGTGTTTGTTAAAACTAGCATCGGCCTGTTGAAAACTGGTTGCATAATCTGCAAAGAACCAACTTTCTCTGCTGGTGCCAGTAATTCCAGCCAGTATCAAACTGTCTGAGATATCCGGAGTTTGTTCCAACCAGTTTTGTGCTTGCCATCTCATATGACCTATGCTGGCTGCTGGGCATGCAAACATGTCTAATTCAGCGCCAAGATAATCAGCTACTAGTTTTCCATAAACATGATTTAGTCGATACTCTTTGTTTTTAAGATATTGTATGCCAGAATCTTTTTCTGCATGCGACAACGGATCTTCTAATTCAGCCCCAAATGCACAGCTACAACCCAATACCACCACTCTTTTAAATTTTTTCATTTGACATCCTTGTCTGACTTTTATAATTTATGAATGTCTGAAATGAGATTTTTAATTATCTATAAGCGATTGATGTAATGAACCCGTTGTTGACTGCGGCGTTGGGATTGTTGACATAGCCTTCACCGGCTGTGACTACCACAGCACCCGATAGTGTGCCAGCTGATGCAGTGGCATAGGCAGTGGCACCAGTACCTTCGCCCACAATGTCAATGTTTGGAAATGGTGTAGAAATCCACTCGCTGCCTTGATTGTTTATGGTAACGTTGGTCACGTTGCCGCCGCTGACCAGCACATTGCCAACCTTGGCCTTGTAACCATATTGATTGACTTCAAAACGAATGTAGTTATGGTAACCTTCTACATTGAAGTAATCACGCTTGAGCTGATTGATGTATTGTTTTTGATTGCCTATATCGTACCATGGGCCTAACTGTGTACTTGATCCCTGGGCTTTGACGTTGCCCGAAAAGTTATCAAATGTCATCTGGAATGTAACCAGGGGGCGACCTTGTACATACACAGCAGAAGTGTGATTGCGGTTGGGGTTGCTGGCACTGATTTCTGGTTGTGTGGGCACAGTCATTATTTCGCTGGGCACAAATGCAGGATACACAGAATCCACAACATCTGCTGTGCCGCGACCGCCGGAGTAGGCATTGGTAAACACAGGCTCGTACAGTTCACTGGTCACGGTGTTACGATCCAAGCTCCATCCCACCGGCTGTGCATCTACAGTATCCAGTTCGGTGCTGAGCAGGGTAACTTTGGCTCGTCCTGTGGTGGCACTCAGGATTTCCAAATCTTTGCTCAACAACAGTATGTCACCATTGGTGCTGATCAGTCTGAAAGTGATGGTACTGCCTGAAATGTTTACAGGTTTCTCATCTTGATTAACAAACTCAAATAATATGACGTTGTCCACGCCACGATGTATCTTTAAATTTTTTGCGTACACAGGTTGCCACCTCCGTTTGAATGTGTCACCCACACCTGAGGTATCAATCAATAATACCTGTTGCTTTTGCTGATATAAATAGGCAGTGGTTGAATACATTTATAATTTCCTCTAGATATTTATGGGCACAGAAATCTTCGCTAAAATAGCAGAACGCTACCCTTTTATCACTTTCTGCACCTACGCTGGCAATGAGTACATAGGCGTGGTGCAAAATCGCGATGATGCGGTCACAACTATCTACGACTTTGGAAATATACAACACGCAGAGCTTAAAAAACTATTTCTAGAGCTGGCCAATCAATGGTGGTGGGAAAGCAATCGTAGCATACCAATAAACATATTTTTAAAGGCTGATTGGGAGATTTTCCGTCCTTATTTGCGTACTTTTGTCAATAAAGATCTGGAAATATTGCATGGTCCTGCCACGAGCCTGGCTGACATAGCCCGCAAAAAAAGCAAACGTAAATCAATAACTCTAGTGCGTAGAGTCGAGTAGATTCATGTGCAAGGCCACCAAAGATGCATAGCTGATGGCATGTGCTTTTTTGAATGTATATCCTCTGCTGTCATCACCATCCCACACTGATTCAAATACTTCTGTCCAGGGCTTGTTTTGCAAGTGTGCTTTGCCTGGACGGATGATAGATATAAAAGCAGCCATCCTGGGTATAGAGTCTGGCTTCATTGAAGCCAACAAATCCACATAGTTGCCCACGTGTACCAACTGAGAGGCCCAGGGTTGGTCCATCCATAGTCGTTGCCATGGAGGTTCCTGTGCCAACATTTGTTCATAATGCACAGGATCTTGTACGAGTTTATAAACGCTCATATTCAGCAGATCAATCTTGAAGTACCCACGTTGTTCTGCTTCACGATAATCTACACTGGAGCAGTTTAACAACGGATCTCTGGGTATTGCTGTGACATAGATTCCAGAGTTATGCAAACGACTCTGCCCGTCGTTGTCTTGTCTTGCTGGTATATGTTTTATTAACTTTAGTATGATATCTCTATCAGCCAAGTCAATGTCAATATCTGCGCTCATTACCAGCCTGCTTTCTTTAGCATCTCTTTGGCATACTCCTGATCTGCTGGATAGTCGCGAAACTTTTTCTGCCAGAATTCAGGATCAATCCAAGGCCACACAATTTTGCTTTGATCAGGATCCATGTTTTCTAACCACCCCTGCCCACTTTCACAGTTATACAGTACCCAGGCACTGATACGTCCAGTGCTGACAGCATAAGCTATGGTGTTGTCATTGCCAAACCGCAAGAAGTCGTGAGAAGGATGGTCATGTGTTTCATTCCACTTGATCGAATATTCTATTGCTCTAGTCAGTGCATCTGTCACTGATTCCCGGCGAAGATAGTCTGTGAGATATTCTGTATAGGTTGCATCACGACACCAGTGATCAATCTTTTTATTTTTTTCCACTACCCAATCAATGAACCTTGCAGTGTTTACAGCATTGATAGCCACACAGTGACGTCCAAATTTAACAAAAGCACGATAGTAAGGACTACGAGCAAAGTCATCAAAAGTTTTGAGCTTGGCACTGCCTTGAGTCATTGTGTAAAACCGTAGATACGCCTGTAGCCCAAGTTGCACTCCACGATCCGTTTGACTTTGATAACGTTGTTTTTGTTCGCACACATGCACAGCAAGACTGGTTTCTCGCTGGAACGATTTCTCGCAGTACTGACACACATAGTCAGTCTTTGTCTGTGTGGCCGTGCTCACGTTGATACTCCTTGATGTCTTTTTTTGTTACAAAGTTGGCCAGCGTTTCGATGTCTGATATTTTCATTGCAGGAAACTGTTCTAACAAAAACTTCTTGACTTCATTGCTACCTGCTTCTTTTTTCTTGGGGGCGATCCATTGATGACGGTGTGTGCCCATGCCAGGGCTCACTGCTGTAGCGGCTAACCATTGTAGCTTGGGGTGTTTGTTTATGGCAAAGAAGTGTTTGTTTAATCTTTCATTGGTGGAGATAAGATAAAACTCTTGCAATTCTGAGGATCCATGCACAGCCGAGCCCCAACGTATCATGAGATAGTTTGAAAACTTTTTGCGTTCTTCGTCAGTGAGACTGTCGTAGAATTTGCGATTCTTTTGATCGAACTGCGTCATCTCATTTTGTATTGATAGTTTTTCCATTACCATGCTTTGTTGTAATCAATGACTTCACAGTTCCTAGAAATGTCTTTGACAAAGTACACACAATCAGGTTCTGGATCATTGTTAAGTGGAATACACAATATCTGACCATTCTTAAGTTTGGGGGCATACCAAGCCACGTCGTGATAGACATCCACAATTTCTATGTCAAGAAAACTGGGGCGGAAGCTGGTCAATGGGTTGAATTGAAATGCTTTGAATCCTCGATCATTGATTGACGTCAGTGGTAACATTTCTAGATCACCAAGATCAGGTTCGCCAATGAGTATTTGCCAATCAATGGGCATGCGTATTTTATACTCGCCAATCTGTAACACCAGGGCTGGTGAATTAAAACTTTCTAAAAAGATCAGCGGAATGTAGTGATAGTCTGGATCGCTGGGATCAGAATTATCCAGGATAGCAAATCTCATGTCATCTACCTCTTCGGGCAAAGTATCCAAATCATAAGCTGTGTTGTCTAGAGTCAATATTTTCATAGTATCCATTATACAATATAATTTTTGTAGCCGCGACCTAATATTACACCATAATCTTCGGCCGCTAATATAGCAAATCCTTGCCCCAATAAGTAAGGAACCACTGCACCACCTTTGCCTATAAACACTCCATTGTATTCATAGGTATCATCTACACAGACCACGCATCTCTGGCTCAAATGAGGTAACAAGTTAACCATCTGAGTGATGTGTGCTGTTTGAGAATTTATGTTGTTCATAACAATGCCTCTTGACTGGTACCATTGTATTTGATCCTGTATCATGGCCTGCTTACGATCTGTGCGCCAATCCCAGTCAAAGTTATCAAGATACAGCACTCGTATTTTAGAATCTTGATAACTTTGGGTCCAGGCAGTGCCCTCGGCCTGTACAAATTCAACCAAATGCGAGTGCTCTATTGGAATTGTTTTTTTCAGTCGTTGTCGTGCGGTTTCGTCGAGATCTACAGAAATAAATTTCATATCATGTGTGTTGGCCAGATCTGCAAAGTACGCACTGCTACCTTCCCAACGATCGCTACCAATCTCTACAATGACCTCACCAGGGAACTTGCCCAAAAGGTGTTGTCCTACTTGTTGGTACAATTTACCCAAGAGTCATCCACTCCAGTTTTTCATGTGTGAAAGGATACCTTGCTTCTTTGTAAAACTGTTTGCGTTTGGTCAAGTGTCTTTTTGCGAACTTGCAGGTGGAAGTGATGTCCCAGATTTGTACATGGTCTTTGTCTTCTGCTTTTCTAATACCTCGCCCAATCGATTGTATAACTCGGACAAAGCTCTTTCCGGGTTCCACAAGCACCAGATTGAAAATACGAGGAATGTTAATACCAACAGCAGCCACACCATAGGTAGCAACAATAATTTTATCGGTAGCCTCAGCCACTTCGTCATATTCATCCTGTCTGTCCTTTGCTTTGGTGGCGCCTGATACAAATACTGCACGATCGCCCAGTCGTTTGACTAGTTCTTGACCTGCTGTAATACGATCTACTAGCACCAAGGTGTTGCCTGTTTCATTGACCTGCCGTATTAGGCTGGCCATGGTATCCAATCGACCAGATTCTTCTAGTAGATACTTGAGCTCTGATTGATAGTTGTTGTATTCTACATGGTCTACCAACTGTACAATGTTCACATGGCACTGTGCCAACACACCTTTATCCTGTAACTCAGCGGCAGCCAAACGGCTTACCACAGGTCCAAGGCTGACATGTATGGCTTGAAACTCAAAGTCTTCTTTGGGTATAGTACCGGTCAATCCCCAGCGAATTGGCACTTGCGCCATTACACCTGTGAGCAAGGTTTTCAATGCATCGGCTTTGGCCATGTGTACTTCGTCTACTATCACACACACCACACCTTCAAGAAATTCGCCAATGGTGATCTCTGCTGATTGATTCTTTGTGTTCTTGAGCAACACGTTTAGGCTCTGCCAGGTACAAATAGTATGCATGCGACCAAACTCTTTACGGTCGCCAAAGAACACACCTACATCTAATCCCATGTTGATGTAGTCTCGTTCTGTTTGCGTAACAAGACTCTTGTTGGGCACGATAACTATGCTACGTCCATAGGGTGTGACTGCATGACTCAGTGCGGCTGTCATAATTGTTTTACCTGCACCAGTGGCCACTTCTTGTAGGCACTGTGGGTTAGTCAAGAAGTTGTTGACGATATCCACTTGATAGTCACGCAACATGATGGGCTCGCCAGCCTGCGGATGCCCTTTGGGCCAGACGATATCTTTAAACGTGTCTTCGGCTACTTGTTGGAATTCAAATGTAGTAGAATATTCTCGCTGATCATCCAGTTCAATGTCGTAGTCGTACTCTTCAAGAATGGGGATGATCTCAGGTAGGAGATTTACATAAGTGCTACCACCCAACTGAAAGTAACTGACCTTGCCGTCCCATCGGCCCAATCGTACTGCTGGAAGATAACGAGCGTAAGGAACATCGTATTTAAATTTATTAACCAAGGATCTGCGGGCATCTAACTCAAGCCCTTCAATCTTGATATTAACTTCATCACGGATTATAATTGTAGCTGTTCTCATAGATATTTGGTCAGTTCAGGAAAAGTTTTGTTAAAATCAAGTCCGCGATATTGATCGTGCTGTTGCATCTTGTTCTGAAATGTTTCGAAATGTTTGCTGTCGTTTTCGGTTGTCACAAGCTCTGCCCACACCCGTACATCATCATGACTACTTGTATTTAGATGATTGGCTATGCTTTTGCAAACTTCCAAGGGCCAGACTGTGGGTCTCATATGAACGGGATTGTGTACACGCCCGAGCCAGGGCCTGGGCAAACCCATAGTATAACACCAAGAAACAAATTCGTCAAGGTAGTAAATATTATAGGCACTCACGGTATGACTCACACTGAGTCTGACATTGTCTAACTGTTTTTCTTTATCAATATATTGAACAACATTGTCAGTTAGTTCATTCCAGATAGCTGGGTATCGAATGTATTCATATCGGTCGCCAACACCGTCAATGCTCAGTTGCAAATCAATTTCTTTAAAGTGCTTCCACAGCCTCCACCAAGTTTCATCAGGAAATATAGTTCCGTTGGTAGTATAGTGTAATGAAATCTCTTTTGCTCGGCCAGTGTTGATGTAATAATTCAATAAATCTTGCTGTTCTTTAGTGCCGCTTAGAAAAGGTTCGCCACCCGGTATGTCAACATGGATCATGTGTGGTGCATGTTCTACAAAGTCTGTGACAAAATTATTTTTGTAGAACTTGTGGTGCGGAACATCAATTTGATAAAGATCAAAGTATTCCTTTTGCCACCGACTGGATGAATGTGGGCCACAAGTTATGCATTTAAGATTGCAAGTGTTACCAAATGCTATGCTAGATGTTATGAACTGGTTGCTTTCCAAATCATAATTGTCGTAATGTTCTTTCCATCTGGTGTAATCTAATATTCGTTTGCTTTCGATGCTGTTATCTTCTTCTATTTTGCATCGCTCGCAACCAGCTGGCCATTCGCCTTGTTTGAACTGTTGCTTGATCTCTGCAATAAACTCACTGTTAGCATACTCGTGTATTGAGCTATTTTGTATATTAAATTTTTGAGTGTAGTGGTTTGTTCGGAATTTGCAACAAGGAGTCACATCGCCTGTTGGGCTGATGTCAATATTGGTCCATGGTGAATAGCAAAAAGGCATAATTTAGTATAGCATACTTAGTAAAACAAAGTCAAAAAAACAGGCACCTTTTTAGAGGTGCCTGTGTCAAAATTGGAACGTCTAGGAGCTAGACTATTGATGACGTCCCAACTAATACTGTCAATGTTTCATGACAGTATTTTCGGCTAGTGCTCTCCAGTTGGAGCTCACTTTGGTCAAGTCCGCAATCTTCAGAGCCATACGCAGGCTCATTTCGCGGAGTCGTTCTTTGTTCTCGTCCATGAAGTTGAGAATCTCGTCGCCCTGTTCAGGTGTAAAGTCATAGTCCTGGAACAAGTCACCTTTGCGGAAGATCTGCTTGATGCGTAGAATCTTGTCACGCATGGTGTCCAGAGTCAGGTCCAGGAAGTGACAACGACTCTGCAAGGCTTCAAGGTGGTCTTGCAGTTTCTTTGACTTGAGGTTTTCAAACTTCAAATTGGTGATGAAGATTGCCGAACCCTTGAATTCAAAAGTATCTGGCACACCTTCACGACGCAACATAGCCGAGTCCGAGTTCCAGCAAATTCTACGCTTCTTGCCCGAATCTAGTGCGGCTTTCAAAATGTTCAACGCCACGTCATCCTGGAACACAGAGTCACAGTCGTCAAACACCAAGACGCTGTTGCGATCTGAATGTCGATACAGGGTGCAGTACAAACCAATGGGAGTCATTGCACCTTTGATCACTTCATACTTGATTTTGCGGCCTGACAATTGATCAAACAATCCAGCCTTTTCTAGCTGAAATTCAACACCGTAGGATTTGCCCACGCCAGGAGGGCCAACCACAATCATTGCACGGATGTCGCCAGCAATAGCGGCCTTGGTCATGTCGTCAAGAATGTTGAATCGTTGTTCAATTCTTTCCATGATTTCTTCATCGGTCTCTACTCGGACAGGCTTTTTAAACTCAACTACCTTGTCTACTTTGCCCATGGGCTCTCCATCTACAAATTCAATGTCATTGATACTGTCAACTTTCACACGGATTTCTTCTGGAAATCCTGGAAAATAGTCACCATTGGCCACGGTAACAAAATTGCCCTTGCCACTGGTTTGAAAATCTTTCACCAACGCAAAAGTAGCGTTGACGATGGGTTGGTTGCGATATACACCGCGAATGATACGAACTGTGCTCATTTAGTCTGCTCCTAAAATGACGTTACAAAACAATATTGTATGCGGGTTCTCTTTTTGTGTCAACTTGGAACCGTTTGCTACAATTTCTTACTTACTATACCATTATTATAGCAAAATGGCTATTTCTGGTCAACCCCTGTGTTTTTGTGGGTTTTTAGTGTTGTTTTTTTGCCACACCGCATATTCTGCTATAATTTAGTATTCTTGTATTATGTAGGAAAAAGAATTTCTGGTCAACCATAAAAAAAGGGCTATTTCTAGCCCTTTTGTCTATGTCAACTTGATTTAGATAAACTTGTTGACACCAGTGGGTGGTATTGTCACGGTGCAAGTGAGCGTTTCACCTGCGCCGATTTCAAAACACCAACCATTCCAGTCTGGGGCGTCTACTGGACCTGGATCAAATCCCACCGGTGTGGCAGGATATTCTGGAGCAGACCCGTTGATAAGGATGTTGCTTCGCTCAACTCCGGCACTGTAAAAGTTGCCTGTCTCATCCACCAGCAATCCGACAATAGCTTTTTGATCGTTTGTTAACGGGCTGGCATTACCGGCCCATGATGCAGAACCGCCAGTGTCGGCTACCATGGACCCTACACGTAGGATACCACTGGTTACTGCCACGCTGACTGACACTGTAGACTGTGTATTAGCTGGTGCGCTATCCAAAGTCACTGTGGCAAATGTGATATCTGCATTTAATGGCTGTCCTGATCCCACTTGTCCGCTGAAAACCTGGGTGCCATCTATTAGGATCGTGGCAGCCGAGGGGGTTGCACAATTTTGTCCTATAAATTGAATTTGTCTTGACATTTTTTTGTCCTTTTATTTTGCTAAGTCCCGCAGTGTTAGGTTGGCCCTCGTTTTTATCTTAGCGCACCCGGAAATGATTGTTTTTAACTTGTAACTGCGTCCACAAGTGTCGTTATATTTAGCTTGTCATATCCAATGTTGTAGTATTGCAGGATCTGTAACTTCGTGCGGTTTGGGATTTCCGTGGAAAACTAGTACGCTGGCCGGTGAAGATATATGAGCAGGGGCTCCTGTATTTTTGTGTTTTTTGGTGGCAAAATTATACCCACCTTCCTGCAGTTCCCAACGCCAGCTTTTTACACGGTTGATATCAAGATAACCCACTCTGCTGGGAGGTATTTTTTCCTGTATAAAGTCCTGGTCTCCATGCCAGGCACCGCGGCGCTTGGACACATCTTCGGGGTCAAACTCTTGGTAAACACGATTCCATTGTGCAGGATCAAACCACATCACGGAACTATTGATAACTTGTTTGCCCGGGCGGAACAGATATTTAAAATCTCGTACTGCCCAAAAACGGTCCGTGGGCAACTGCCAAATCCAATCAATATTATCCACGATCACTGTGTCAAGATCAAAATACATCATGGGCCCTTGATGATGTCGTGCGTCAAACAACTGTATCTTATACCACCATGATCGTTTGGGTCCGCGGATACCGACCCATTCCTGTAATTCGTGATGTATCATGTGTGCTGGCACGATCCTATGCCGTTCAGTATAAACGTGCATGCGAACCTTGGGGGTGAGATTGCGGCACAAACTATTATAAAGACGATCAACATACTCCCATCCATACTGTACATCGTGTATGAGGCATGCACAATCTACTACTTCAGGGATAGTGCCGGCTGTATTCTTTTTAACCATATTCCTTGTTTGATTTCTTCTACTGTGTATTCTGTGTGACAGATTTCTGTCAACCATTGATCTCTATCTACGTCGTATGATTTATCAATATCTGCTAGTTGTATACTTACCGGCCAGGCCAAACTGGATTGATCTACTATGGGTCTAGTGCCAGCAAGTGCGGCCTGTATGCCTGGACCTGAATTGTAGTTGACCATGGCATGGCAATCAAAGGCCAAGTTGTAGCTGTCATAGGTGTTGGCCACCTTAACAGGTTTCTCTATCACGACATCCTTGGGCAAGTGTACCAGCCCAGCCCAATTTAAAGAACTGCGAGGATGTGGACGCACCACAATAGGACGATCAGTGAATGTGCGCAGTCGTTCAACTTGCTCAACCACCCACGATTCCACGCTGACTAAACCCACTACCTGCTGACTGCGGGCATGTTGTGCGGCAATGATTATCCTGGGGTTGGTACTAAAATTCAATGCTATGCTAATGCCTAACTTACGAGGACGATCCCAATCCAAGTTTTCTGTATGTCCGTAATAGCCGTTGGCAGTGATAGAATTTACAGCTATCTTCCAAGTTTCACCGCGATACAAAGCACCTATGTCTATGATAATAACTGGTCGACCCAAACTTCTATAGTGCGACCATACTGCCTGATTGGCTGTCATTCTGCCTGCCCATAACACCGACCATATAATGGCAGCATCACAATCATAACTGTTTTGTTCAACGGTATGGCCAGCATGTCGTAGACTATCCAACATGGCCTGCATGACAGGAACGCTGTTTTGAGCACATTGATTTGGAAAGTAGGCTACACGCATAAGGTTAAATATTTAACTATGATTATACCACCACTAAAGGGAAATCTCGCCCAGTCTGGATTTTTCTTATATGCCGCCGGCGATCAGGAATATTTTAAAGACTTTGGCCCTGCACTGATTCGCAGTGTGCAAACCAACACCGCACACGGATTACACCTACACTTGTATAATCCCACTGCTGAACAGATACAATACTGTAGATCGCAGTCAAGAGTCAGTGTTACTTTTGAAGAAGTTCCGTTGAACTTGTTTGACGCCGCTGCCGCACCTTGGCAAAATCCTCCCGCTGATCCTGTGCTTAATGACCGATACAAAAGAATACACACTGCTATGAAAAAAGGCAAAGATGTCAGCGTTCAACAACGCATACAGCGAACCTATTTTGCATGTGCAAGATTTATACGGTTAGCACAACTCATGCAACCAATGGATTGTGTATTTGCCATGGACATTGATGCCCTGGTCAGATCTCCGATACCCATGATGTCAACCCTGTCAGACTTTGGCATACGGCATATTGAAGGGAAAAAAGCTAGATTTTTAGCCGGGGGTATATTTTTGCCAGGAACCAATTTGGGATATCAATTCTTGCAAAACTACTCCGCTGAACTTGCTCAGGCCATAGAACATGATCAAATTCACTGGGGCATTGATCAGGACGTGTTGGATCATATAGTGCCAAATTATCGATGGAGTCAACTGCCCACCGAACTCATTGACTGGGAAATGCAACCACATAGCTGTGTTTGGACCGCCAAGGGTACCAGAAAAGAACTAGAAATTTTTGTCAACGAGAAACAGAAATATACTGTTTGATACTGGCCCAGAGTTTTCCTGTGCGTACTTCTTGATTTGACCAGTGTATATTGGCAATTTTGTTGATCCATTCAGTTCGATCTGGCATAGGTGGAGCAACAATATCATTTAAATTTGAGAATGCAACATCGGCGGCCCAGCTGTGCAAGGGATCTTCAATGTAGGCCGGAACTCCTTCGATCACGCTGACCACATTGGGTGTAGAATTATAACCCACCACGCACCAGCAATTGATCAAGTCGTCACGTATGTTTTCATTTGTGGAAATTGAGATTCGAGAAGTTTTGTGAGGATAGCGTTTGTTTAGTTTGTCAATTTGTTTAAATCTAGAGCCATCGCCAGGATGCATTCTAATCACAATGTGTCGCTTGACGTCAATCTTTCTGATCTTGTCAATGGTTTTTTCCAACCAATGATCTTGATCATTGCCAAACATATTCCAACCCTTGGGTCGTTGACACAATATCAAAATGTGCTGTCCTTGTTGTCTCCAAGGTTGTAATTCAACGCCATGCCACTGACTGTATGTGGCCCATTTGTCAGGATCCATGGCACCAAACAAGTAAACTCCATCATTAGGGTAAACACTGTTCAAACTATATCTGTGCCATTCATGTTCTTTACGTGCATAGTGCAGTATGTTGCTGTCAACAAAGATCTGTGGAACTTTTTTTGCACGTAGTATGTCAATTATTTTTCGTCGAAAATTTTCTTCCAGGGTGTAGCCCAATACAAAGCCTGCATCTAGGTCTTGGTCAGGCAGTTGATTGTTATGATAATCAACAACTTCGTCTCCATTGGCCAATACTCCAGCTTTGAAATTATCCATGAGATCCACCTTGTTGGAGAACTTGGCCGGATTTCTAATGGAATTATAAAAAATACCCACTTTCATTGAGCCGACCCAGATTCAAAGTCGTCAGTGTAGTCACTGTTGACCACAGTGCTGTTTAAGGTGGCAGCCCAGTCCTTGCTCTTGGTCATTGATATGTTGCCTTCTTCGGGCAAGGTATTACGGCCCATGAGATAGGTATGTATCTGTATAGGAGTAATAAACTGATTGATTGCATTGTCTGCTGGATACCAGTAAGGACGATAGAACTTGGTCAATCCCAAGGCAGCGTCAGGTTTGATCAAATATCCACTGGCGCCAGGCATACTGAAATTTTGCCAGGGGCGACTGCGTGGTACCCCTGTAGGATTCTCTAGATAAGTTTTTTGTGGGTCAGATAAAAAACTACTTTTGCCTAGACTCAAAATCAACACTCCATCAAACTCCACTGGACGGTATTCTCTGTAAAACTTTACATCATCCTCAAAAATCATAATGGGTTCGTTGAGATCTATGCATTTTTTCCACAGTGCGTAATGACTGTAGAAACATCCCACCACTCCTGGCCGACTGAGCTTTCCTATGTGAGCCTCACCTATTGGTTTGCGTTCAATGATCTTGTATTGATAGCGTTTTTTAAAGTCTTCGTAGAGTTCAGGTCGTATGAGTTCTTTGATATCTTTGTCATCCAGCTGTCTGTTCTTTATGCTGTAAGGATACAGAACTTTGCCGGCTCGTTGTGCCAATTTTACTGCTACATCTCCTCGTATTCCTTCAAACAGTTCGGCATCAATGTTGTAGGATTGCAGTGTTTTTAACATGCTGGCCGAGTGCGCAACACTGTGCGGACGGTCTGGAAGATGGATGATAAAGGCTTTCATTGGTTTATATATGTATATAAATATTTATAGCATACCACACTACCAAGGAAAACAAATGTCATTCAGTCTCAAATCAGGCAAAGCCGAAACTCTAGCATGGTTTCAAAGCAACGAATCAAAAATTACCACAGTGGTGGATATTGGCCCTGGGTCAGGCACCTATATCAAATTGATCAAAGAAGAAGCTGGGTGTTGCACAAATGCAACCTGGATCGGTGTAGAAATTTGGAAACCATACATTGAAGAATTTCAGTTGGAAAGCCGGTATACTCGTGTGCTAAACCAAGATGTGAGAACTGTGAACTGGAACGAATTAAATCCCAGTGTGGTCATTGCAGGTGATGTACTAGAACATATGACCAAAACGGATGCTGTTGCCTTGGTTGACCGTATTCTTTCTGTAGCAGACACACTGATTGTGAGCATCCCCATCAGACACATGCCGCAGGACGAACATGCCTATGAAAACCCTCACGAAGCACATGTCAAAGATGACTGGAGTCACGATGAAGTTATGGATACTTGGGGGCACTATGTATTTGACTCGTATCGTAAAAGCCAAAAAAGCAAGCTGGGTGTATACTGGTTAAGAAAACAATGAGAACACTACAAGAACTTCAACAAGACTTTGTTGAATTAAAAATACATCCTACCAAATGGTTAGGCGACAGCCCAACTAGATTTGACACTTATAAGAAGTATGCCAGTCAAGTTGACAGCATAGTAGAGTTTGGAGTTTATACTGGACTCAGTACCTGTGCCTGGCTTGCCGGAAATCCAAAAAAACTACGAAGCTATGATATCACCAATGCTAACTTAACTGTGCTAGACGAATTGAAACACTGTGCTGAACTCAATGGCACTGACTTTGAGTTTGCCATAGCCAACAGTTTAGAAATAGACATTGAACCCTGTGACTTACTGTTTATTGACACTGTACATACCAAACAGCATTGTCTAGCAGAGCTAGACCGTCATGCTTGTCATGCTCAAAAGTATATTGTGCTTCACGATCCCACTGAGTGGCCCGGAGTGTTTGAAGCTGTGATTGTATTTTTGCATCACAATCATGAATGGCATATTATAGAACACTGCAATCGCGGATCTGGGCTACTGGTGTTGGAACGTTATGCTTAACGTTGTATGTGTGTTACGGCAAGGTGGGAAGGTAGGATACGATGCTGTCTGGGTTGACAAACTACAACGCGGTGTACAACGTAATCTAACACAACCACATCGTTTTATTTGTTTTAGTGACTGTGAGGTCAACTGTGAACGAATTGAATTACAATCTGGGGATCATGGATTTTGGTCAAAAATGCAAATGTTCAAACCTGGATTGCTGTCAGGACCCACTGTGTACATAGATCTAGACACTGTGATTTGTGGCAACATTGATGATATAATTGAACGTATTCAACATCAATCCTTTGTGATGTGGATTGAAGCAGACAAAAATATACATTCCAGTGCGTTCATGTATTGGCAAGGAGACCATAGTTATCTTTGGAACACATTTATCGGTGAGCCATTGAGCCATTGGCAATCATTGTACAGTGTTCCGCCTTTGTATGGTGATCAAGCTATTATTAGCGAGCATGCTCAACACACTGTGTTAACTGATCATTGCCCTGCGGAGTGGTTTCACATTGCCAACTACAAAGATGCACATAGAGATCTCAGTCAAATAAAAATGTTGATGTTTAGAAAAGTATCACAAAAGCCTAGCACCATGGGCTATCATCCATTGGTGCAACAGCACTGGATTTAGTTGATTCGTTGCTGACAGTACTCTGTGAGAATACGTTCGCGGTGCCACTCATCGGCAAAGTTGCCCTGGGTAGAAAACTCATGAAAGCACGGTGTTCCTAGTGTGTAATGTACTAGTTTTGCTTGAGGATTTTGTTCGTATTCAACATCTAACCAGTTCCATTCTGGTGGTAGTTCACCAATACGCTCATCGTCTATCCACGAGAAGCGGTGGAGCTCACTGCCGGTGGATTGTTGGACGAATTCGGGAGTAAGTCGCCGGTTAGGAAAGCTACTACAATTCCACAGAATAACACTACTCCAATTTTTTCGAGGATAGTCTTCATTTTTTGCTCCTAAGTATTTGACGGGCATACGAGTCTTGTAGTCGTGTTTGACTACCATGACATCTTTGTCCATTTCTCGCAAGTTCCACAGTTTAGTAATGTCATCACGCACAATCATGTCACCATCGATAAAGATGGCCCAGCCATGCCAGTTCATGAGATGCGGAACTAGAAATCTAGTGTAGATGAAATGATTGCTACCGTCGGTATGTGTTTCATCGTAGTCTTTGAATAAGTTCAATGCCACAGGATGTATGGCCACTGGACGGGTAGCATGTCGTATGATTGAATTTACACAGGTATGATAAGCTATGGCTTCTCTAGGATCATAGCCCACGAAGATAGGAATGATGTCGTTCATTTTCGTTCTATGTCAGTTTCTTCGCAACGATCGCCGTACTGTATTTCTATCACTTTTAACGGTTCTGTGCCTTCGTTGGCCAATTGATGCCATTCTCTGCGATTGATCACTATCATTTGATTTTTTGTGTAGCGACCATGTAGCTCTGCGTCTGATTTTCTGTTTATGGTGTACAGAGTGGCTTCACCTTCGCTGACAAACCAAAGTTCACCGCGGTCTTCGTGACGTTGCATGCTGAGTGTTTTGCCAGGATCCACTGTGAGTTCTTTGAGCTTGACCTGTGAGTTAGGTTCGTGTAGCACACGATAGTAGCCCCAGGCACGTTCCGTCTTGGGTGCTCGCCATTCTTCCAAGATCCAGCTACTGGAATTGGCTTTGTCGTATCCACCCACTCCAAACACAAACTTAAGATTGGAGTCTACAACATCCATTTCTGGAATATTTTTATCTGTGCGATCCCCGCCATTGGCAAATATTAACTCTGCTGTGGGGTAATGGGCCCTGACTTGCTGTATGAAGTGTTTGGCTGATCCATCGTCATCGTTGAATGTATAAACTTCATCTACCATTGCAAGATTGTTTATAACACATAACCGTTCATTCCACGGCATGAATGCTCGGCCTTTTTTACGCTCAAGCCATTCGTCGGAGTTCAATCCAACTATGAGAATGTCGCCTAGGGTTTTGGCTGCTTTGAAATACGCGATGTGGCCTGAATGTATGGGATCAAACCCACCTGTGACTAATACGATTTTATTCATGTGCATATTTATAATAGGCACATATTACGGTTGCTGTATTACTGATGTCCCATCCAGGATAGGCTTTTATCAATCCATGGTAATACAAGATCATGCTGTCGTAAGTAGCCATATTTGTTGATTGATTCTTCAGCAGAAGCAGGCAACAAGCCTTTTTCTGCCAGGCTGTACCAGGATGAATTTCTAGGATCGCTGGGTTCTTGATCGCTTTTGTACACTATAGCATGTAACCAAGGATCGTTTGGCTGTTTTTTAAAGAAGCCCGAACGGCAGTCCCACCCTGAGACCGCCAACATGTGTATCAAGCTGACCATGGTGTGATTGTAATAACAACCAGACTGTTGATCAAATGCCTGTCGATTGAATTCCATATTGGTAGTCTGTGGCACGATCAATACAAACATACCATTTTGAGCACATAGGCCTCTCCAATTTTTTAAAACCTGTAAAGGATTGGTCATGTACTGGAAAGTGTCATGGCACCATACTATATCAAAAGGACGTTTGGTTTGAGTTATGGTTTCTAAGTCACTGCGCTGATATGCTATCTTAAGCTCTCTTGCTTCTCGTCCAATACCGTCAATTTGATCTATGCCCACGCACTGTATGTTCAACGGGATAGGATCATCATCTCTAGTGGTACGATTGGCCCACCATTGTAAATCTAAAGCATCTGAGCCGCAACCAAGATCTACAACACGACCAACACTTTCCATAAAATCGTCATGTTCGTATAGATCATTGAGCGTTCTTAAACTATGCTCATGACTGTCCTGAGAATTTTTAAAAGTTGCCATAAATCAATTCGTCCAATTTTTCTGTGTGTTGGCTAATAGCTGTTGTATGTATCTCTTTTATCAACTCAGCATTATTTTGAAGGCGATGCCAATGTTGCTTCCTCAATTCCACTAAATCTAAATTACAAACTTGTCTAGCCAACAATATTACCTGTGTCATTCTTACCCAAGGATCTTGAATTTGATCATAGCTGTGATTTTGAAACACATCATCAAACACATCAAATCCCATGTTTCTTACTTGATCAACTAGGCCAGGAACTGCATACCACAATGGAAACTGATACCAAGCCATGGCTTTAAATGTTTTTTCTGTGATAAAAATACTGCGCCATGTATTAGGATCAAGTTGACTAGAGCTTTCCACTACAAGATTCACAGGTGCTCTATAAAAGAAGTCATGATCTATTCTGTGCTGAAAAACTTGATCCGCCATTGGGCGATCCACAATCATAGGATACGGTTGTGGCCAGACGAGCTTTTTAATATCATCGCTGGGCTCAACCCCATTGGTCCCAAAAGTCATTATAAGTTCATCTTTGTGAAACTTGGATAATAATCTCTTTGCTATATTACCTCGAGATATACTTGGTCTACGCATGAGACATACTAACTTGTGTGTGATCTCTAGCTCTTCCCAGTTGACATGATAGTGCTCTAAATGCATAAACCAGTTGCCGTTGTATATCAACCGCGTGGGTAAGCAAATTGCTGGATATGGCAATTGACTTGTATCCACCACCGAACTAAACGCCACACGAAACTGTGATGGCAATAGCCCTTGGGAAGTCAAAAACACAAACAGATGATTGATATCACTGTGATCAATGCCTTCGGGTTTTAAGTCAATGACCCAGGTGTACTTTTTAATATCATCAACAGTCAATCCTAACATTGTTAGATCATTGATGACTGTTTCGTTGATGTCTGTTGATCGCAGGATTTCTGATGGTAGATCTCTCCATGCGTCGTAAAAAATAAAATTGTCCTGCAGTCTTGCACGATGCATGTTAAACTTGTATGTCTTCCATGCCTGCTGTACGCAGCCGAACTATATGGCCCATCTGCCATTGTTTGGTATCAAGGCCCTTCATTATGCCCAGCCACTTATTACGCAGTAACGCAACTTCGTTGATAATGGTTTCAAAGTCTATGACTTCGTCTTCGCCATCCACATACTTTTCGGCATCTCTTGACGTTAAAGCACGGGCATAGCCTTCTAGATACTTTTGAAAATGACGTCTACGGATCTTGCGTAGTTGGATATTGAGATAGTTCAGTATGGCTTCTATCTCTTGTAGTTGATTAAATCGATGTTCGGTGATACCGGGAAGCTCTTTGATGTTGTGTTCTACCATGCCACCAATTCGGCATTCTCGTCGAGCTCCATCCAGCTCACGTTCATAGTGTGCTATGAAATCGGGTATCGCTCCTAGATTTGCTACTACTCGACTATACCACATACTGTCCTTTTTCTAATTTGAAAAATAGTTGTTTCATCAATACTCGTCGTCGTATTCGTCTTCTTCCTCTTCCTCAAGCTCTTCTTCTTCTTTGAGATAGTCGGCCAATGCACGTTTGATATCCCCATCCCCTTTGAAAACAGATTTGATTTCATCAGCGTCAACATCATTGTCGATGAGAATGGCAACTATTGTTTCTGCGGCTTCGTTACGATCTACTGAATTGATATAGCGTTTTAATTCAATCCATGTTTCTTTTACTAATTCTACCGACATCATGACTCCTTATTATTTTACTGTTAAATTTTGAGCAAGGGATTTCGATCAAACCACTGTTTTGTTGTTTCATAATCAGCATTGAAATGAATACTCAGTGCCCATCGATCTCCGTTATTTTTTATACCGTGTGGTACATGTGCGTTTAAAATTACAGAGGTATTTATAATGCTAGGATAAACTTCTTCGTAGCCCGACTCATCTTGGATCCATGTATATGCATCAGGGTCGGTATTATAAAAAATATAATTCAACGCCGACGGAGTGGTCTTTTGATCAATATGTACTCCGGCGTCGCCAGAAAGATAACTGATGTCTCCGTGGTCCGGCCCAAGATCTTTGAGAACATCAAGTAGCAAAGGCAACCATGGCATAGTGTTTCGAATTAGTTGACTCGAAATTCTATACCACGATTCGCTCAACCGATGATCGCTGATGTTACCTAGCTGTCCTAGATCATAATGATCACTGTATCCAAACTCTGTGCTTTGTTCCACAGAATCTTTTAAAGATAACACTTTGCGAGTAACATCCATGGTCTTTGTCCAATCATGTTGGATTTGAATATCAACCATTTGGTGGTACTGAGGCATCCGTTATTCCTCCGTGGCTGTATCTTCAGTACTTACTGTTTCCTTCTGATTTGCAAAGTCAGCCATGACCTTGTCCAAACAACCTTCTTCGTTTGACTCCCAGGCCTTGCGGAACTGTTTGATGATCTCACCATCCGAAGTAACAAACATCAGTCGGTTACCATCTTTCTTTAACAGGCCTTTCTTTTCGGCCAAGTCTACAAGACCGCTGTAGGGATTCATGCCTGTTTCATAAGGAATCTTGACCTGCACGCCTTCAAAAGGTTTGGCATAGCGTGTTTTCATTACCTTACAGCCAGCACGGATACCCATGACTTCTGAAATCTTGTTGCCATCTTCATCTTCTTTGAGCTTCATCTTTTTCATAGCAACAACAATTGAGCTTGCATAGATAAAGCCTTGTCCACCGGAGATCTTGTCATCAGGATCAAACATGTCCTGTGACGCATAGGTATGATTTGTACATACCAAGCCTACATTGTAACTACCAAACATGTTTACACAGTTACGAACCAGTGCTGTGAGTGCTTTGGGTTTACGACCCAAGTCGCCTTTCATTTCGCCTGCATCAAACTGATTTACGTCTGTGGGTGTCAACAACATGCCCAAGCTGTCAATGATAAACATGACCTTGGGGCGTTCACCATCTGGTAATGCTTTATAGTCGGCCATAAATGTTGAAATGGTCTTGGCCACATCGTCAATCATGGCCATGCTTAATTTAAGCAGTTTGCTTTCTGACGTGTCCACACCCAAGGCCTTGAGCCAATCTTCGTCCAAGGCGTTTTCACTGTCAATCAACACAACAAAGATACCTTGTTGTTGTGCGTTCCTGGCGATGTTGCCTGAACAGATATAGCTCTTACCTGCACCCGATTCACCAGCAAACACAGTGACCTTGCCCAAAGGAATACCTTTGTTAAAGTCTCCTGAGATAAGATAATTTAAAGCATAGTTGCCTGTAGAGATCCAGTCTGTGGGATCGTTGAACCCAATCGACAAACCGTCGATACTCTTGGTAATTTCCTTGCGGAATTTTGATACGTCAAATGGTTTGCCCATGATTTTTTCCTTTGTAGATGATGTCGGCTATTTCGCTGTGTGTTTCATAAAATTTTTGATTTCTGATATTGTCTAATTTTAACATATATTCTGCCAGTTGGTCAATCGAGTTTGATGAATGTTTTTGCTTTTTCAACAATTCAATTATTGATTTTAAATTGTATTTTTCCAATTTATCATTATCGATTGTTTGTAATTTTTTTAACACCAATTTAGTCAAGTCTTGATTCATGTTTATGACGCTGAGATATTTTGGATCTTCAAGTAGATTCCATACCAATGCATTAAAATTTTTAGTTTCAAACCATGCAATTAGTTGATCCAAATAATATACATTTTGTATGCTGACTGTAGGGTACACACTTAAAATCATGTTAGGGAGTTTTGAGCGAAGAAAATTGTCTAAGTTTTCTTCTACTTTTTTCCAATTTCCTCCACGCTCGAGTTCAAATCTTGTACCTATGTTATCTATACTAAAGGCGATGTCTACCTGACGGAACCATTGCCATTTATCAATCAAATGAGTCGGATAAATTGAACCATTGGAGTTGTAATGAAGTCTGATGTTCTTGGCATAGTTATGTTTGATAAGAAAGTCCAAAAAGACTTCATGTTGACGAATCAAAAAAGGTTCCCCACCATAAAAATCAACGTTAACCAATTGACTGCCTAAATTTTCAAACATTTTCCAAATTTTTTGGTTTTCAACCCATTGTCCTTGTTGATTGAGCAGTTTTAAATCAGTCTTAAATTCAAAATGCTTTGCACGCTCTTCTGCGATTCTTGAGCTACCGTCTGGGCCACAAATCCTACATTTAAAATTACACAAGTTTCCCATCTTGATGTCCAAGCTGATTAGATTAGATAATTGATCTTGTTCCACGTGCAAACAGTGGGCGCGGCTACCTAAATGATCAGTTGTCCACATTCGATTGGATTTGCCACCATGTTGTTCTTTATACCAACAATTTTGGCATCCTACAGGTTTGTTGCCTGACAAAAATTGTTGACGAAGTTGTTTTGAGTAATCACTGTTATACACTTCGGCCACTGAGTGTGAATTGATGTTGTAGGGTATTCCATTGCTGGTAGTGATTGATTCTTTGTAGACGCAACAAGGTTTGAATTCACCGTTACTGGCTATTTCCAAATGTGCCCAAGGACTAAAACAAAAACTATCTGGTAGTTCAAAATTAGTATTGAGTTGTGCATGAGTCAAATTATCTTGAAAGTTTATGTGCAAGGATGAAAACACACATTCATCACAAGAATGTTGTGTTCTAACTAATTCAAAATCTTCATTAGAAAATTCTGGGCTACATATCAAAATAAAAAAATTAGAAATGTCTATCAGTGATGCACACTTCTGGATATGTGTCAGCATTTGAAATGACACTCTATCGCGACTAAACAACACAATTCTTTCATTGTTGTCGTAGGCCGATTTGTACCATTGTCTTAGTAATTGGTATAACACATATCTTGGTTGACTACTTAACCAATCAAGATCAACTACTCCAATTACCTTGTATGCGTATGCTGACTCTACATGTTTGAGTAGATCTTTTGAATGTAATAAGGTCATTAAAATTAGTAAACGCCACAAGAATTAACCTTGTGGCGTTATTTACAGATGTTTACTGCTTGTTCTGACGAGCGCGAATCATTGCCAAAATGTCCTCAGCCTTCTGAGTTGGTTTGGCTTCAACCGGTGCTGTGGCAGCCGGTGCATCGTCTTCTTCATCAAACGAGCTGGTAGAAGAAACAGGCGCGGCCTTGGCCACTGGTGCGGCTTGTTCTGCTACAGTTTCAGAGCCTGCGGAAGAACCTTGCGGAGCCGACACACCAGCAGGGCGGAAGTACGCACCCCAACGGTCAGGATCGTAAGGTTTGCCATCCACTGAAGCTTCAAACATTTCTTTGATAACTTTGAGTTCAGCCTCTGATGGTTTCTTAGGAAGGAAGTCGGAGAGCGTAAACAAACCATGAGCTTCAATTCCGGCTTGTTCTGCTTCAGTCAATGCACTTTCCTTACGAGCCCATTTACTTGTGGAGTAGTCTGCGTATCCACCTTTTGATGTCTTGGTGATACGGAAATCCAGACCACGCATCAAATCAGTTGGCAACTCTTCCAATTCTGGATCCATGAGTGCTGATTTGATTGTTTGGAAAATCTGAGGGCCAATGATGAATCGGCGAATTGGATTTTCAGGATTCTTGTCATCAGCAAGTGGGTTCTCACGAACAAAGCCTTGCATGATGTAGCTACGCTTTTTCCAATACTTACGACCCATGTCTTCAAGAGCTTTGTCTTTGAACCATGTGCGTACTTCTGCTAGGATTGGGCAAGCCTCGCCCCACATCTCAACGCAAGGAACTTGAACTTGAACTTGTTTAGAGTCCATTTCGCCTTTGATGCCGTTGAATGGAAGTTTGATCATTGCACGTTCTACCCAGAAGAAAGTGTTCTTTGAATCACCGTCAGGAAGGAAACGAAGTGTTGCACTTGCGCCTTCTGCGATATTCCAATGGGGGTAAATTGCGTTGTCGCCGCCTGCTTGTTGATTACCGCCTTTGTTAGACTCTGCGGCTTGCAGTCTAGCGCGGATTTCAGATAATGATGCCATAATAGAAATTGTCCTTTCAAGAAATTTTAAATTGCCTATATATGCCTTGCATACACCCAACTGAGTGTAGCATAGATATTTAGCATGTCAACGTCAAAAGGTAATTTTTGTTTAGACTTTTGAGTTACGCACTTAAATATCAGCATATGACACAGTATAACACATCTGCACAGCAAGTCAAGATATATGACGAAATCAGTTTAGTCAAATCAGTGGCTCCAAACTGTTGGGAAATAGATCAGTGCTTCTCTTCCGACACATTGAAATGGTTACAAGACATTGTGATCAACGAAGGCAACGAATTTGAAGTCACTAGGCCACATCATAGATTATGGTTGAAACCCGGAACGGATTACAATCGTTTACAACAGATTGGGTTGGACATTATTCCTGAACTCAACAAGCTCACCGGAAAAGATCTCAACCTTATGATTGTGAAGTACTGGCTGGATCTGCCTAACTTTGGTTGTCAGCCACACTCAGATTCCCTAGACATTGTTGTGACCTATCAAGTGTATGTGGATGTGCATTCTGGATCAGATCAACCCTGCCACGGTGTTGAATTCATGCACGTTGATCCTGCATATGAAATTGCAATAAAACCAAATCACGGCTATATCAACCTCAATGTGGATTCAAAACTGCATCAGGTAATACAAGGATCAGGGACTAGAACTAGTGTTGTGTTTCAGTACAACGTGTGTAACTGAGCACCAGAACTTCTCTAACTGTGTTATCCGGAACTCTTCCAAGCATGCCCACAAATCCACGAGGTTGATTGACATAGATTGAAGCGGCATTGGGACGATAATGTGCTATGTCTACATCATGCCTAGTGAGTCGACGATTGGGTTGATAATCTACTTGCGAAGTTTGATTTACTTCGGTTTCGTGACAAAAAGCAAAATCCATCATGGCATTTGAAGTCTCGCCCAACACTATCTGTACCTGTACATAGATGTCAGGATGTAGTCTGTGCATCATGATTGAACTGCCAGCTAGATCAATACTGACGTAGGCCACCTGCGGTGACAACGGTTGCCCTACTATGTTTGATATTTGATCGGTTTGTTGTTGTACTATTTGTTGTAGTTCAGGAGTGGAGTCCCAAGGTGTCAACAATCTGTTGTCGTACTGCATGGTAAATGGCACACGATTGTTGCGATAGAGATTTTTAATCTCCGCAAAACGTTCTGGAGAGAAAAAATTGTCAGTGAGCCAAAGCTGAGAATTTACGCGATAACAGTTCATTGTACTGCGGCGAGTGATCTAATTCTTTCTAGCTCAGTTTTGTGTTCGTACATGCCACACTCGTTCATGCCATGCACAGGACACTCTGTTCCTTCACGAGTCATGTTGCATGAACTTTCTTTTACTTGTTGTGTGTCTGTGTTATCAGCGTCATAGCTGTTGTCAAAGTCTGCTTGATCAGTGATATCTGCCATGGGGATACCTAGTTCGTCAAAACGTCGTTGTACACGAGCGTCATCCCAGACATTGGCGTCAGGATTGATTTCTGCAATCTCTTCCAGGATATCAAACAACACATCATCACCCACTAGATCATATAATTGTTCTGTGGCATTGGTAGCATCGGGACCAACAATGAGATCTTTGCTCATTAGGTCTTGTAATTTTTTAACTGATTCTGGAGTTTCTGGTAATGCCCAGGTGCCTTCCATGATGTTGTCTGCCCAAGATGCAAATTGATCAGCTTCTTTCATTGGTGCTTCTTGTAGTTTTGCCAACAGTGGCAATGCGTGTTCTATGCGAGGATCCAATGTGTGTTGTACAAATAATTCTCTAATGGTCTCTACTGCTTCGTTCACTGGAGTAATCTCTGCAGGATCAAACTGTTCACGTGCTTCATGATAGCCACGGCGTCCAATCATGCGTTTGGCCTTGGCTTTGAGTTCAGAGTAATGACGTATGGCAGACTCTACCATGTGATTGGCATCGCCATCGTAGTTCTTGTTTTTGGATGCTCTCACAAAGTTTGCCAATGTGTGCATCTCTTCGACCATTTCGTTGATATGCTGGCCAAAGGCATCGTAGGGATTGCCACCTTCGGCCACATGTCGTGCTATCATACGACCGTGCATCAAACTACGACTAGGTACTTTGAATCTTTCGCCTTGTGCATTTTCAACATAGATGCTTTCAATGTTGCGATATCGTGCTTCACCTTCTTCAAGGTCTTTGCTGTGTTTGATACGCAGTCTTGTTTTCTGCGGTTGGTCGCTGTAGCTGATTTTACGAGATCCGTAGTAGCCTTCAAAGATACTTTCTTTTACAGCAGCCATGGTCTTCATGTTGTATTTGAGTCTGGATAGATTTTTAAGGCTGAATGTCAGCAAGTTACGCTTGGCAAACATACGCACAAGGTAAAGGAAATCGTACCACTCACTGCGGTCATCGCCTTCCATGGCGCGACCCATGTTGTCGCCAAAGTAGATATCTAAGTTGTTGTCACCGTCCAGCACCAATACCACAGCACCGTAGTTTTTCTCATCGGTTTTGTAGTCAAAGCTGATGATTTCAGCATCAGCAGGATCGTCTGCAGGTTTGCCTGTAGCATCCAAGGCTTCTGGATCAAAATCTCTGCTGACTAGCAAATCGTAAAGTTGTTGGGAGGCTGTGTTGGATTGACTCATAGTTTAGTATTTATTAGAATACAGCAACAAAGGGCATGGGTTCTATCATGTTATCGCTGTGATCGCGCAGTTGTGTGTCTAACTCTGCATGATAGCTCTGTAGCAGTTGCATCATGCGCACTGCTAGGATTGTGGCCATGACAAGATCGTCTGTTTCGCCCACTTTTGCGGCATATCCTGCACCGTGTGCAATAAAGCTCTTGAGTTCGGTTATTAAACTGGCAGAATGTATTTTCATACGACCTGTTTCTATCAAGTTTTTCAGTTTGGCGCAGGCCGCTAGTTTGGGCCTATTTGTGGTGTTGAATCCTTTGCGATATCTGCGGCCACTACCGCCGTTGGGCTCGCTGAGGAAGTAGCCTTGTATGTTTTCTTCCCCGTATTCTGCTATGGATATCAGTGCGGCTTCTCCAATGGTATTGTTTTCTACAGTGAAGTAGATGCTTTTTGAATCTTTTACAGACTCGTTGATGTGTCGGCAAACGTCGGCAAGAATGCGTACTTGGCTTGGAATATCAGTTCTATTGTGCCGCCATTCTGCTACTTGCTCAGTGGTGTTGGCTTCATACACCTGTATGGCCGCAGGATCTCCTCCTGTGCCTAGACTAGGGTCAAGAGCCACTGCATATATGTTACCCGGTTGTGGCCGTTTGAACCAACGCACCTGTCCTGTTTTGTACAAAGGATCCTGCGATGTTAGATCAATCAGTTTGGTAGGAGCAATCAAGGTTTCATCGTCAATGATGAATTCACAGTCCATTTCTCTGCGGAAACGTTCTTCGCCCAGTATGGCACGTTGTTGTGACGCCCAAGCATCGTCTCTGTCAGGATGCTCTCTCCAGAATGCACGGAAAGCACGGAATCCGTTCTGTCCCATTTCTGTGGGATTGCCGTATTCATCTTCCAGCTTGTTGGCCATCTTCCAGATCAACGCAAACTGATCTTCGTCTGAGTTGGGTGTTGATGTTATGATTGCTTTACCACCTGTTGACAGTGTGGGGGTAATGGAAGTCCAGAACTCTTTGGCTATGGTGGGTCGCACGAATGCAAACTCGTCACAGTATAGGAGTGTAATTGACATACCACGACCTGTGTTTTCTGTAGTGGTTTGTGCTACTATTCGACTGCCGTTGTCAAACTCTATGCTTCCTTTGTTATAACTTGTCACACCAGCTCGGATGTGATCTGGGCAGGCTTCATAGGCATAGCGTACACGTTGCATGATCTCCTGCGCACCCAAATACTTGTGTGCGGCCACAAGGATTGTGGAGTCTGGCACAAACATAGCATACCACAAAAGATAGCCTGCGGCCGAAGTCGATTTACCCGTTTGCCTAGGCATCATGGAGATAGAGAATCTATAATTGTGATATGTTTCTATCAGTCGATCTTGGAATTCATAGGGCTGGTACAACATCTTGCCATGCAAGGGATGTTGGATGTAGAAGAAATGACTCATGAAGTATTGCGGACCCATTACAGGATCAGCGCAAGCCACAAATTCATCTATTTGTTGTTCGGTATAAGGATGCCGCCTATGCGGGGCTTTTACCAGTACACCTTCTAAACTCTTTGACATACAATTACTTACCAAAATATACACACATAAATATTCTTATGAGCGATACGCTAATATTAGCACCGGACTATCAACCGGTCAACTACTTGCCACTTTCAACCATAGATTGGCAAACTGCTATCAAGCTGTTCTTCCTGGACAAAATCCAAGTGCTGGAATGGTATGATGATTGGACTGTACGCAGTGCTCGACTAGAGATGCGTGTACCCGCTGTGGCCGTGACCAAACGAGGTTTTGGTAAAAACGGAGGCATGCGGTTCAGTAGACAAAATCTATATCTACGTGATCTGTTTACTTGCCAATACTGTGATGACACTTTCAACGGTCGAGAACTAACCATAGACCATGTGCTACCTCGTAGTCACGGTGGTGTTACCAGTTGGGAAAATTGTGTCACAGCATGTAAAGAGTGCAATGCTGAAAAAGGATCAAAGATCTGGAGGCCAAACAAAACTCCAGTGAAACCCAATTACTGGGCCTTGGTCAATTCAGTGAAAAGCACTTATACAGGTGTTCGTCATCCCAGCTGGAATGCTTACCTGGGTCTCAAAGAATCAAAATCCAAAGTTATTTAAAAGGAAAACGCATGCCAGTGGCCTCTTCTACTGCTGGTAGAGGCACTTGATACTTGGGCAAATCCGCCACGGGTAGAGGAGCATTGGGCATTAGGTAGGCCATGGTCTGCCCTGATGTTTTTTCGTGTATGACTTTGTATAGACGTGTGGGTATGCCTAGGTTGTTGCCTGTGACAGGATGACCAGGATCAAATATACCACCTGAGATGATGTAGAAGTCACCACCTTTGCTGGCCCAATCACGTTCCCATGTTTCCAACTGCTTCCAAATGCCACGGTTGTTGTTGGCCACTTGCGCTACCATGTTTGACAAGAAGAAACTCTCGCTCATGATTTGATCATTGGTTGTGTTGTTCCCAGCTGGTGCCATGTGACCGCGATCGTGTGTACGTCCCACGGTGGCATAGTCTGCCAGTGTGGCACGACATTGTTCATGCACATCAGGATCAGGACGGAAGTTGTCTTTGCGTTTGGCAGGACCTGTCATTGAAGCCACAGTTAAATGTTCAAACACTGCCACAGGAGCTTTGACTGAACAACGATGTATTACAGCATAGTTTGTTCTACACAGTTCTTGATCGCCGGGCTGTGCTTGATAAGCAGGTGTGCCATGGCTAGTAAACTGTGGACATTGAGCGTTGATCTGTGCCCATGCTGCCAGCGGAGTAAACAATAATACTAACAATAACTTTTTCATTATGTTATCTCCTGCCATTCTACGCTGGCATATACGTCTTGGTTGGTTCCGATTGTGGCCATGGTAATCACATACTCGTATGGTGTGCCAGTAAAAGGCTCTCGCTCCAGTTGATATTCAAATGTGAATATTTCCTGTGTGGGTGATCCTGTGCTTTGGTTGGTTGAGTTTATGAACGACTGTTCAGCAATGTCGCCTGACACCAAGGCTGTGGGAGCGAGGTTGTATTGCACTGAACTGTCGGCGGCCGAATCCGTCCATGTTCCACCTGATGTGATGGCTTTTTTATAGATGCGATATTGAAATATGCTGGCAGCCACAGGTACCAAGCTGTAGTTTATGGGTATGACCACGGCATTGAGATTGGTGCTTTTGAGGCGGATGGCAATCACTGGTTTAAAACTCTGATCATTGGGCAACCGCACTGGAGTGCCCAATGCATGGCTGGCTGCTCGAGGATTGCCTGATCCACTCAGTTGGAATCCACCTTCAGAGATCACTGTGCTACAGATCTGTGTCATCATGCTGTCGCCGGCGACAGCGCCAGTGTTGGTTATTTCATAGCGTATGGGCAAGGTGGCCGTGGTCATGTAGACCTTAGTGTTGCCCGATTGGTTGGCGTGATTGAATATGTGACAGTTAACATAGGCGCCGTCGATTACAAAACCCACACGCACCGAGCCCACGCCCAACCACTCCACATCGGCAAACATGATCTGTGTGCGT